AGGCTGGAACACCTGGGGGGGCTACCACGATGAAGTGGGAGGACGATGGAGCGTGGCTTGGCGAGTGCATGACGCGCAACACTGGGGAGTCCCCCAACGCCGCCGTCGTATCTCGGTTGTCGCAGATTTTGGAGGAGACACCGCAGGAGAAATACTCTTTGAGCGCAAAAGCGTGTCAAGGCATCTTGCGGAGAGCGGAACGGCGAGGGAAGAAGTTGCCGGAGGCTTTGGAACGGGTGCTGACTGCGCAGGCGCGGACTTAATCTGCATGGCGACGCAGCAGGGCGGCGCAGAGATCCGCGCAGATGACAGAGCACCTACGCTGACCGCCGCGGCCGGCATGAGCGGGAACAATCAGCCGGTGGTCTGTGCAGCCTTTAAGGCGGGGCAGGGCGCAAAGGCGAACGGCATCGGCTACGCCGAGGAATGCGCGCCGACGCTTAGCGCGGTGTCAAGCGGGCTGAATCAATGTCCGTCTGTCTTGGTATTTGACCGCGCGCAGATCACATCGCCGGATAACCGCAGCACCGTCGGGCCGGACAAGCCGTGTCCTGCGCTGCACACCTTCGGCGAGGTCCCGACGGTTTGCTATCAAATGCAGGGCTTCGGCGATTATCGCGAGGGCGATGTTGCGAGCAGCTGTAAGCAGCGAGACTACAAGGACAGCACCGATTTAGTGGCCAGCAGTGTTGATTGCCGCAATTTCACCGAGGGCGGCGAGATTAACGGAACGCTGCAGGCAAAAGAGAGCGGTGGGCAAAGCCTGAATTTGCAAAACACTGTCCGAACCGGAATGATTGTGCGCCGCCTCACGCCGATGGAATGCGAGCGGCTGCAAGGTTATCCGGACGGTTGGACCAACATTGGTGAGTGGCTCGACAGCAAGGGTAAATTGCGCAAGCTAAGCGACAGCCCGCGCTATAAGGCCTGCGGCAACTCGATCGCGCTGCCGTTTTGGGACTTTTTGGCAAAGCGCATCAGCGCGCAGTATTTGCGCCCCGTTACGATGGGGAGCTTGTTTGACGGCATCGGCGGGTTCCCCCTGGTATTTGAGCGGCACAACGGCAAGGGCGCGGCACGATGGGCAAGCGAGATTGAGGAATTTCCCATCGCCGTTACAAAATTGAGATTTGGGGAGGGATAACCATGTACATCGGAGATACCATTTAGCTGGAAGCCTGCCGCATTTCAGGGAAGCAACGGCATTATGAGCGTGACCACGAAAGAGACGACTGCGCACGGGCGCGTCGTCTACATCAACGAGGCGCACCGCTACTTTACGGCGGAGGCAGATATCAACGGGAAGAAGCTCAGAGAGAGTTTTAAATTTTAACAAAAATCAGGAGGAATTTCATCATGAACAACAATCAGGACTACATCGTTCGCTGTGACCGCGCAGGCGTGTTTTTCGGCAAGATCAAAGAGAGAAGCGGTTCCGAGGTCACCATGACCGAGGTCTGTAAGATTTGGAGCTGGGACGGCGCGTGTGCCGTGGAGCAGCTGGCGCAGGACGGCACAAAAGCACCGGGCAGCTGCCGTTTTACCGTGACGATTCCGGAAATGACCGTACTTGGGGCAATCCAGATTATCCCTTGCACAGATGACGCATCGGTATCGCTTCGCGGCGTAAAGGAGTGGAAGAGATGACGCTTGATGATAAGGTCAAGACATTCCTGTCAGTGAACTCCGGCGACGGCTCCGGCTACGGCTCCGGCTACGGCTACGGCGACGGCATTAAACGCTTCAACCGGGAACCGGTCTATCGAATTGACGGCGTGAACACACTGATTCGTTCCGTGCGCGGAAACGCCGCGCACGGGGCAATCCTGAACGGTGATTTGACGCTCACGCCGTGCTACATCGTCAAGCAGGACAATGTTTTTGCACACGGGGAAACGCTGCGCGAAGCAATGGAGGCGTTGCGAGAAAAGCTATTTGAGGATATGCCGGAAGATGAACGCATCGACACGTTTCTGCGCGAGACAGACCGCGAGAAAGCATATCCGACACAGTATTTTTACGACTGGCATCACCGATTGACCGGCTCGTGTGACATGGGCAGAAAACAGTTTGCCCGAGATCACGGTGTAGACCTCGAGCACGGCATGATGACGCTGACGGAGTTTTTGGAGTTGACAAAAGACGCTTACGGTGGCGATGTGATCCGAAAAGTGATTAGTAAGATGCAGGAGGTGGAGTGATGAAACGACTGACAAAGCGAAGCCACGACACAACGAAAGAGAACGGCGTGTGCTGCACGCACTTCCACAGTCCTGAGTGCTTCATGGTCGAAGGTAACTGCTCCGCAGGATGCAAGTGGGAAGAAGCGGCGTGGAGCCGCCTTGCCGACTACGAGGACACGAGGCTGACGCCGGAACGCTGTGCCGAATTTGCGCGAGCAGACGCGGAAGGACGGTACATCGTAATGCGTGATGCGGAGCAGGAGGGCGTTGCCCGCCTGCGCGAGCTGGCCGAGGCCGACAAGGACGGGCGGCTGGTGGTGCTGCCGTGCAAGGTGGGCGATACGATTTACCACATAAGCAAAGTGAGGACAAGCCATTTCGAGGACGATAAGATTATTATTGACGACGAGGGCAGATGGAAAATCTACGAAATGCCCTTCACACTAATACATTTGCCATATATTGGCAAGTCATATTTCCTCACCCGCGAGGAGGCGGGGAAAGCCTTAAAAACAAAGGAGGGGTAATATGCCGCATGGTAGCGCAAGTCAGTCTGGCGAGCATAATGGCAACTATAAGCATGGTGGGAAAGGAACAAAACTATACAACGTCTGGCGCGCTATGCGTAAAAGATGCTCCCTTAAGACTGATGCGCATTATAAGCGATACGGGGGCCGAGGTATCTCGGTAACGGTTAACGATAACGGTTTCCTGATCTGCGACATCAGCGATATGGAGATCACGCCGGACGATTTTTGCAGCTACGGCGAACCGAAGGAGGGGACACATGCTGACGATCACGATTAAAGCCAACGTCCCCGCAGCTGACGCGCAGGGCATCAAGGAGCGCATCGCAATGGATATCGAGCTATACGGCGACTGCAAGGTCGTGAGCATTGTAAGCGACCGGGGCGAGAAGAACAGCTGAGGATGAAAGGAGCCAAATTATGAGCATCAACATCAAGAAGTACACCAAAGACCAGATGGCAAAGATGGTGGAGGACGCGCAGGCGGAAGTCACGGCGCTTGAAGCGGAAATCGCCGAGATGAAAAACTGCATCGACGAGAAAAATGATCTAATTGCCGAGTATGCGAACCTAAAGGCGGAGATGCGGCGAAAAAACGTCGCCCTGACCGAGCAGATCGACCAGATGAACGGCGAGGCAATCACCCGCGAGAACGTGATCGCGAGCCTGAAAGCGGATGCAGATGCGCTGCGAAATAAGCTTGCTGACACCGAGGCGGCGCTTGGGCGGGCGAACGATGAGTGCGCTTTTAAGCAAGAGGTCCTTAATGTAATGCGTAACAGACGCTACAACGCCGAGCAGCGCGCCAACTACGCAGAAGCCCACCCGTGGCGCAACCTGTGGGCGTGGATGAAGAGAAAGCTGGTGCGCCATGAGTAAACCTCGTTACAGCTGGTGGGGCTATGTAAAAGCCATTATCCGCCGCTATGTTCCCGACCGAGAGCAGGAGTTGCATGGAGTTGCTTTGTTAGAAAACAATGCTGTGCGAAAAGCGGTGAGCGAAACAAAGTCAATGCAAGACGGCGAAGAGCGCTTGAAATTTATCCGCCTTGTGTTTTGGGACAAGACCCACACGCTCGAAGGGGCGGCGATGGCGGTTAACTGTTCCGACCGAACGGCGAGACGATGGCATACCGATTTTATCAAGTGCGTCGCACGGAACTACGGGCTGCTCGATGATTAAAAGTTGGCCTTAAAAAGCCATTTGCTTATGAGATAATAGAATCGCAGAGGTGTAAAAGCCTTTGCGGTTCTCTCATTTATGGCGTTTGACCTCCTGCGCCATAGCGGGGCGCGGTGCTTTTCATCTTTTCACACCGCCCCCGCAATCTGCCGCACGCACGATGCAGCCCACAATCAGGGCCGAGAGGTCGCACCTCTCATGCGGCACAGGACCCCGCGCACCTCTCAACGATGTGGCCCAGCGGGGACATACGCAGATGTGGCGGAATCGGTAGACGCTACAAACGACAGTTTGGGTGCCGCCCAGCAAAGCGGTGGAGGCCGACACTGTTAGGCTATGTGAGGTTCAAATCCTCACCATCTGCACCAGAGGCCGGGTAGCGCCCGGACAATGTGAGACCGTTGTCGTCATGGCTCACATGGAAATGACAATGCTCGCTGAAAACTGCGCTTGTCTTGATGCGTCAAGACCGGTTTGACCTGACGGAATAGGGGCTACGACTTTTCGGAGCGTAGTTGCCGGTAGCGTGTGACAATCTAAGCGGGAAGACGGCCAATATGCGGCATAGGTGCCCCGTAAGGGGAGACCACAGCGAGTGACGGGGACTTTCCCCGAAGCGCTAAAGCAGGGCAGGACTGCAATGCCGTATCAGATGTATGCTACCGCATTGCGGCACCGTGGAAGGGCAAGACCGCTACAAGGGGCTTGCCTGTGCGCTGTATGAAAGCGGCAGGCCGAAGCATTTATTATTTAGCTGGACCCGGCTTGTGTAAAAGAAACGGATGCGACCGACATACCGGCGCAGGGCTGAAAAGTTCCGTGGGATACCGGCATTGCTACACTCTGCGCGAGTGCCGAGGCGTTCAATGGATGTGGCGTGGTGGTGGCAATCGTATGATTAGGCTGCTGTGTAAGCAATTCAAACAGGGTGCAATGCCGGGACCTGTGAAAAGAATAACGCCCAATGTGGGCGGCGTTGTAGCCCCTCGGGGCGGGTAAAGTCTGCTATGTAAGGCCAAGGGGTGGGGGCTGGTAGCAAAATAGGAGGATGGCATGGATTTGGTAATTACTGATGTGTTGAAAAATATTTCTACAAAAGACCTTGTAGATTAGCTAAAAGACCGCGAAGGCGTATTTGACTATGCAGTTAAGCCGTATCAGGGCGTAAATATTGACGTAAACGGGCCTGCGATTGTTTTGGTTGTGGTTGATTAAATTATGGCGAATTTGCGCGGCATAGCCGCAAAATTACAAACAGCGCTTTGCCACAAAGGCGTTTATGTCAAAATCAATCAAATTCAAACGTATTCTGAAAAAAGTGAAAGGATGGTAACAAAGTATATGCTTATTCAGACTGAGCGAATTGCAGGTAGAAATAAGAATACAACCATCCTTGAAACATACCAGCTTGCCGAGGTCGTAAAGCGCCTTGCAGATATGTATGGCGGTGGTTGATTTGACACTTACGCAAAAGCAAAAACGATTTTGCGAGGAATATATCAAAACAACAAATGCGTCGGCGGCTGCGGTTGCTGCGGGATATAGTAAGAAAACTGCCGGAGCTATCGGGGCAGAAAACCTAAAGAAACCTCAAATAGCAGCTTATATCAAAAAAAGGCTCGATGAGCAGGATGCGGCGCTGGTCGCTGATTCCAACGAAATTTTGAAGTTTTACACCGCTGTAATGCGCGGGGAAGTAAAAGACCAATTTGGGCTGGATGCGTCTCTATCAGATCGGCTAAAAGCTGGTGACAATCTGATGAAGCGGTACGCAGCGGCATCTGACCGCAATAAAAACACAATGGAGAAGTTGGATGCGATGCTAAAGGAGTTCCAAGATGCTGTTAAGCCAGAAACAGACTGAATTTGTAAGATATGGGAACCGCCGATGGAACTTCAAGGGCGGTGCTACACGTAGTGGAAAAACGTATCTTGACTTTAAGTGGATCATCCCGATTCGCATTCGTGAGCGCATTGGTAAGGATGGGCTGGCCGTCATCCTTGGAGTTACAAAGTCAACTATTGAGCGAAATGTGCTTGAGCCGATGCGCAACCTTTACGGGGATGAATTGGTAGGGACGATTTCAAGCGATAATACAGCATGGATATTTGGGGAAAAGTGTTATTGTCTCGGCGCTGAAAAAGTATCACAAGTATCAAAAATCCGCGGCGCGTCGATCAAGTATTGTTATGGCGATGAGGTAGCGGATTGGTCAGAAGAAGTTTTTGCTCTGCTAAAAAGCCGCCTGGATAAAGAGTATTCTTGTTTTGACGGGACATATAACCCGCAATACCCAAATCATTGGCTAAAAAAATTTCTAGAAAGCGATGCGGACATTTTTAGCCAGACGTATACGATTGATGACAACCCGTTTCTTCCTCCTGCATTTGTGGAGAACCTAAAAAAAGAGTATGCGGGGACAGTGTTTTATGATCGGTATATTCTTGGGCGCTGGACGTTGGCCGAGGGCCTGGTGTATCCGATGTTCTCCAAAGAAGCAAACGTCACGAGCGAAACGGGCGGAGCGGGAAAGTATTATATTTCCTGCGACTACGGTACACAAAACCCTACCGTCTTTTGCTTGTGGCGAATGGATAAAGGCCGCGCCGTAATGGAGAAAGAATACTATCACAGCGGGCGCGCCACCAATCGGCAAAAGACGGACGAGGAATATTATCAAGATTTGGAACGGTTTGCAGATGGATATGAAATCGAGCGCATCGTGATAGACCCAAGCGCCGCGTCGTTTTCCGAGTGCATCCGCAGACATGGAAAGTTTGCTGTGTGGAAAGCAAATAACGATGTTCTTGATGGGATACGTTTAACGGCTGCATGTATCAAATCGGGGCGAATCAAATTTCATGAGAGCTGCACACACGCTTTTGATGAGTTTGGGCTTTATAGCTGGGATAAAGATGCGGCGGAAGATAAAGTCATTAAAGAGAACGACCACGTCCTAGACGCCGTAAGGTATTTCGTTATGACAGTTTTACGCCGAGAAATTGCAGTTGAAAATCCTGTGTATGCAAGCAGCTCCGTAAAGTTGAGGAGATAAAAATATGGGCTTAGTGAATGGCATTGTAAATACAGTAAAACGATTTTTCTTCCCGCAGGCGGTTGCCGAGCGGGAATTTGGCGTATCTCCCGCCGTAAGCCTTACGATGGAACAGCATATCGGTTTGTGGTATGCGATGATGGTCAATACCCCGCCGTGGCAGAACTGTGACGTGAAAGCGGTGGGCCTGCCTGCTGCGATTTGCCGAGAAGTGGCAAGGCCAACTCTGGTCGAATTTACGGCAAATATTACCGGAAGCAAGCGCGCCGATTACCTAAACGAAAACTTTCAGACGGCGAAGGAAAACTTTAATCGAGCATTAGAACTCGGCCTTGCGCTTGGCGGCGTGGCATTAAAACCGTATATCTATGGTGATAAGATGCTCGTGGATGTTACCGGCGCTGCAGGATTTCAGCCGACAAAGTTTGACCCCTCCGGGCGCTGCATTGGCGGCGTTTTTAAGGATAAGCCCATCAAGGTGAACGGGACGTACTACGTTAGGCTCGAATCCCATGAGCTGAACGGTACGACCTATACCATCAAAAACAAAGCGTACTATAGTGATTCGTCCGGATCTGTCGGTGCAGATGCGCAGCTTACGACCATCCCGGAGTGGGCAGACATTGAGCCGGAAGTGACTATTGAGAACGTAGAAGGGCCTCTGTTCGCCTATTTTAAGCCGCCTATTGCCAACACCGCAGATAGTAACAGCATGTGCGGTATGTCCATTTATGGCGATGCAGCGACGGTCGAGCTTATCAAACAAGCAGATGAGCAGTGGGAACGTTTACGCTGGGAATATAAGTCGAGCGAACGCAAAGTGTTGATGGACGGAACATCCAGCACGGCAGATATGTTCAATAAGCGCCTGTTTGAAGTCGGCCCATTCTCACCGAACGGAGATTTTTTCCAGCACATCGAGCCGCAAATCAGGGACGATGCGATTTATCGCGGCTTTCAGAATACTCTTCGACGCGTTGAATTCAATATCGGCCTTTCTTATGGGGATATTTCCGACCCTCAAACGATCGAAAAAACCGCGACGGAGATTCGCAGCGGCAAGCAACGCAAATATGTATTGATTAGCAGTATTCAAACGGATCTTGAGCATACATTTGACGCATTAATTTATGCAATGGACGTGTATGCTTCACTGTATAGTTTGGCTCCTGCTGGGGACTACGAAGCTGTTTACGATTGGGGTGACAGCATCCTCGACGATCAGGAAACCAAAGACAAAGAGTTTGCCCAGGATTTGCAGCTCTTATCCGCTGGCATCCTTAATCATTATGAAGTCCGCATGAAGTACAAGCACGAAGACGAAGAAACCGCAAAAGCGGCGCTGCCGAAGATGCAGGACATGACTGACGAACAGCAACAGGAGGTAGAGTAATGGGCGGTAGAGGTGGAGCCGGTGGCGCTCTTGGGGCGACTTCCGAACAGCGCAGAATAATGGGAAACATGAGATCGGCAATTTCAAAAAACGTACATCAAACAGCACCAATTTTTAAGCGCCGGTCTGATGGAGTAATTGAATATAGCTATACCGAAACAAGAAATTACTCTATTGTTCATGGCGGGAAAATGCAGTCAGAAGATAAAAATGATATTGTCGAAAGGAAAACCACTTTTACTGGTACGATTGGTAAAGATGGGCTTTTCAGAAAAGGCAAATCAACAAAGGAAGAAAAACTAATTAAGCGCGGAAGAGAACCGCGCAGGAGAAAGTAATGGGCGGACGCGGCGCAAGCAGCGGAATGAGCGTAAAGGGAAAGCCCTACGGTAGCGAGTTCAAGACGATTATCAAAGAGAGTAATATAAAGTTTGTCAAAGCGGTTGACGGTGCGCAGAAAACGCCAATGGAGACAATGACAAGTGGTCGCGTGTATGTAACGCTCAACAAAAGCGACAACATCAAAGCAATTACATACTACGACACTAAGAACAAGCGCATAAAACAAATAGATCTTGACAGGCCGCATGATAAAGTTTCCCCGCATACCCACCACGGGTATATACACAATGAAAACGACGGTGCAAAGGGATACGCGAATCTAACGCCAACCGAAAAGAAAATGGTTGAGCGGGTCAAAAAAATATGGTACAATCGGCATAGCAAGTAGTGGTGTAATGGCAGCACACTTTGTTTGAGGAAGTTCCGGTTTGATTCCGGGCACTTGCTATGCCGTAAGGTGCAGAAATGCATCTTGCGGCATTTTTGTTTGCTGGGGGCTATATGATCAACTTTGAAAATCTCGACAAGTTCACATTCCCCGGCGTTGGCAAGTACGGCATTCCGCAGATCGAGCCGGTCAAAGCATATCCGCATGGCGAGTTTATCCCCGTGAATTACCATTACACAGCAAAAGACCAGGCAAGCAAAATCGTTCATTTCTTCGTGGACGATTACCAATTTATCCGTCATTGGAATACGCCAGACAAGTACATTCCAAAGCTGTCACAGTTCGCGGCAGTGTGTGCGCCTGATTTCTCCACCTACACGGACATGCCGCTTGCGATGCAGATATACAACCATTACCGCAAGCACTGGATGGCGGCATATTGGCAGCTCTGCGGGATGACGGTATACCCAACGATTTCGTGGAGCGACGAAAGCAGCTATGATTGGTGCTTTGATGGCGAGCCTGTCGGCGGTGTTGTGGCGGTCAGCTCAGTAGGCACACAACAAAACAAGGAAAGCAAACGCTTGTTTCTGCGTGGCTACGAGGAAATGATGAAACGGCTCTCACCGGAGTGGGTAATTTTCTACGGTAAGGTTCCTGAAGAATGCGACTGGAACGTAATTCGCGTAAAACCGCACTATGACGATATTGTGAAACGGAGGAAAGCAAATGAAATATCCGTTTCAGCCGGAAGTCCTTGACGCGCTGCCCGAAGAGTTGGCCGAGTTATACCGCGCTCTCGAAAATATGCTACTTGATGAGATTTGCGGTCGCTTGAAAATTGCAAATCAGCTCAATGAAGTCACGGTGCAGGATATTCAAGCGCTGCGGTCGCACGGCATTGACCTTAAAAGCATCGAAGAATCTATTAGTAAAACCACAGGGGTTAGCAAGCAAAAGCTAAATAGTTTGCTTAATGACGTTGTAGCGCGCAACCAAAAGTATTACACCGAAGTCATCGACCTTGCGCATGTAACGCAGCCGGAAACGCTTGTGGATGCGTCGACAGTGGATGCAATCAAGCAGCAGACGCACGATGCGTTTCACAATTTAACGGCTTCTATGGGGTTTCTCGTGGGAAACACGATGTTAAAGCCCGCGCGCGCTTATCAGTGGGCTTTGGATAACGCAGCAATGCAGATTCAGAGCGGCGCGATCAGTTATAATCAGGCCATTGCAAATGCTGTAAGGCAGCTCGCAAAAAACGGCATCAAGGTTGTGGACTACGAGAGCGGCCATCGAGATTCTATCGACGTAGCGGCGCGTCGCGCTGTGATGACTGGCGTAAATCAAATTTGCGCCAAGTACACCGAGAAATCGGCGGAGTATTTAGATACCCCGTATTTTGAGGTTTCCGCACATGCGGGCGCGCGCGACAAGCCGGGTCCGTCTCCATGGTCAAGCCACAAAGATTGGCAAGGAAAGGTGTACAGCATCCGCACCGGCGATATTTACCCGAGCATCTATGAGGTTTGCGGTCTGGGCGCTGTTGACGGGCTGGAAGGAGCCAACTGCCGCCACAGGCGAAACGTATGGGTAGATGGCGTGTCAGAACGCACCTACACCGACGAGCAGCTTGCCCATATTGATGATGATCTTGGATGTACATTCGACGGAAAAACTTACACCGCATATGAGGCAACGCAGATGCAACGCCGCATAGAGCGCCAAATCATCAAGCAGAAGAGGTTTGTAACTGCGTATAAAGCGAGCGGGCAGATGGATGAATACCACGCCGCAAAAGCAAAATTGACGCGGCTGAACTCTAAATACAAAGCATTCAGCGAGGCCGCGAAGCTGCCACTGCAATGGGAAAGGACGAAAGTGCTGTATGATTGATGAAAAGCTCAAATTTGCCATTGAAAAGGCTCTCGAATCCGGCGCCCGCGTGCAATTAAAGCGAATGAAAGACGGCAGCGTAAAAGCGCAGATTATTGAAGCAAAAGAGCTGAAAAAGTGATATTTCTTTTTCCTTTTGCATGGCAATGTGGTAAAATAATTATAAATAAATAAGAACCCATAGTGCAATCGAGCACGTGGAAGTGGCACGAAGAGCCAGACAATACGCAAATTTTGCGTATTGTCTGGCTCTTTTTGCATTTATCAGTAATTTTTGACCGACCCGAAGTCGAGAAACTACGGGGCCACGGTGGATGCGACCCACGAGAAAAAAGCGAAGTGGTGAAGGAGTGGATATGAAACGCGATTTTTTGGAAGGTCTGGGGCTGGAAAAAGACGTTGTGGACAAAATCCTCGACGAAAACAGTCGGGACATTGGCCGAGAGAAGCAGAAAGCGGATCAGGCCAAGGAGGACTTGGCGGTGGCGCAGAAAAGTCTTGCCGACCGTGACAAGGACATCGAGGAGCTGAAGAAATCCAGCGGCGACGCGGAGGGCATCCGCAAGCAGCTGGAGGAATTGCAGGGCAAGTACACCAAGGAAACAGCCGAGTATAAGGCCCAGATCGCTGACCGGGACTATTCCGACGCGATCAACAAGGTCATCAACGACAAAGGCATCAAGTTCAGTTCCAAAGCTGCGGAACGAGCCTATGTCGCAGACCTGAAAACCAAGGGCCTGAAACTGGAAAACGGCGCTTTTGAGGGATTTGACGAATGGCATAAGGCTCAGATGGACGCAGACCCCAGCGCGTTTCAGACCAGCAAGCCCGCACCGAGTTTTGCAAAGCCTGTCGGTACCGGCGGCGCACCTGCAAGCGAAGGTAAGGGTGCAATGTTCGCAAAACAATTCAATGCGCAGTATGCGCAGACTACAACGAAGGAGTGAATTAACGTATGTCTTTTGTGACTAACATTTCTGGCGCAGCGCGCCCGAACTTCCTCGAAAGCGAAGTCGGCCTCGTGCTGAAGACCCGTGAAATTCCTGCGACGCTTGGCGTGCAGGATGGCATTTATAAAACCGTCGCCCCCGGCACTGTTTTCCCGTCTAACAACAGCAGTGCGGAAGGTATTGTCTTTGAAGCGGTCGACGTGACCAACGGCAATATGCCCGGTTCTGTCCTCGTGGCTGGTCGCGTCCTTTCTGATGGTCTGAATATTGCTTCGGCAGCAAAAACCGCGCTGGAGGGCAAGGGCATTGTCTTTGTTGATGCGCCAACCGTTACTCGCGGTTATACCGTGACTTACGACAAGAATGACGGCAGCGGCGAAGTCCCCACGGATGCCAACAGTTACTTTGACGGTTCTGTTGCGAAGGTTTCCACCAGTTATCCGCTTACCAAGAGTGGCAACAAGCAGACTGGTTGGAGCACCAGCAAGGGCGGCGCGGCGGTCTCTGAGGTCGAAATGACTGGTGACGTGACCCTGTACCCCGTTTGGACGGTCAACAGCTAAGTAAGGAGGTAAAAATCTATGGCTGACATTCTGAATCTCATTTCCGACGCCGAGCGCTTGGAATTTTCGCAGAATCTTTCTGTTGCGCGGCCTGCCTACATTGGTGACCGCATTTTCCCCGACCAGAAGACCGAGAATATCAAGGCTGAGTATCTTCGCCTTGCTGCTGGCGCGACCATCCCCGTGATGGCGACTGTCCATGCTTTCGATACTGAGGCAGAGATCGGTTCTCGCCCCGTGTTTGATAAGACCGAGGTCGAAAAACTCCTTATCAAGCGCAAGATCAACCAGACCGAGCGCGTCCGTCTGCTGACCGAAAACGGCGTGTATGCCGATGACGCCGTTGTGCGCTACGTCTTTGACGATATGCGCCTGATGGCCGATGCGGTCAAGGTTCGTACCGAGGTCGCCAAAATGGAAGTCCTTGCCACCGGCAAGATGACCATCAAGGAAAACAACCTTAACATGACCGTTGATTACGGAGTGCCTACCAACAACATCGGGTACAAGCTCGATCTGAGCGCTGATGCCGATATCATTGGTCAGCTTCGCGCAATCGCCGATGATGCAGCGGACAGCGGTAACACGCTTACCGAGGTCGTGCTTTCCAACAAGATCTTGCGCAAACTGGCATCCAACAAGGGCATCCAGACGATGATCTACGGCTCCGTCGGTGTTGGCACGTACGTCCCCACCGATCGCCTCAGCGCTTTGTTTATGTCCATGTTTGGTTTCGGCACCATTACTACGAACGATCTGCGCTATAAGACGCAGACTTCGAGCGGTAAGGAGATGACCAAGCGATTCTTCCCAGATGACAAGATTGCGTTCCTCTCCAACGGCACCGCCACTTCTTTCGGCGCGGGCCTGTGGGGCGTTACCCCCGAAGAGGCTGATTACGGCCAGTACAATGAGAAGAGCGCCAACCAGTACATCACCGTTACCCAGTGGGCTACGCCCGACCCCGTCGCGGTCTGGACGAAGGCAAGCGGTCTGTTTATCCCCGTCGTGCCCAATCCGAGCGGCCTGTTCATCGCGTCTGACGCGAGCAAGTAAGCCGTTACCTCCTCCCCTGCCTAATCGGATGACCGTGACGGCGGGGGAGGGCACAGGAAGGGAGGATACGCATGGCGTACGCTGATTATATCTATTATGCAACGGTTTACATGGGGATGTCTCTGCCTGAAGATATCTTTCCGGCTCTTGCTGTGAAAGCGTCCGCTTACGTGGACTACGTTACTATGGGCCGAGCAAAAAACGCGGCTGGCGACGCTGCGGACGCTGTAAAAAATGCCGTGTGCGCTTTGTGCGAGATCATCAACGATGGCAGCAAACTCAATGCGGTATCGACAGACACCGAACGATCTGTTTCAAGCGAAACGGTAGGCGCGTGGACGCGCAGCTTTGGCAGCAAAAACGTGTCCGCAACGGATGTGCAGCTTATCGAAAGTAGAAAGCGTGAAGCGGTCGTGATGTATCTCGCGCCGTATGGACTTCTAAGAGCAAGGGGGTATGGGCCGTGTCCATGTTCCCCCACATTGTAACGATCTACAACGTCGTGCAGGAGATCGACCCGACAACTCTTGATGAGGTCGAAAAGGTCTACACCACGATATTGCGCGGTGTGATGCTCCAAGCGTCTAAAGGCGTGAACGTGCGTGAAAGCGGCCTTGAAGGGGCTGACGCTGTAAACCTGTATATCCCGTTCTCCGTGGAAGCGGTGGACGGGGTAACGGGTAAGCCGAAATCCTACATCGGCCCGCAATCGTTTTTCAAAGCGGCGGACAAGTCTAACCTATGGACGCTCTCATACAAGGGTAACGGCGGCATGACGTGCTTTGTAAAGGGCGAATTCGTGTCGGACAACATGACTGTCGTTCTGAGCCATGACGATTGCTACAACGTGACGAAGGTTGATGCAATGGACTACGGTAGCACCGATATGCAGCACTGGGAAGTCGGAGGTGCGTAATGGGCATCAAGATTTCCGTGCATACCGATGGAATGGACGCTGTAAGGACTGCCATTGCCAAAGCCTGCACGAGCGCTGAGCACGTTTTAGCGGAACAGATTGAGAAAGACACTCAGCCGTTTGTTCCGATGCTCACAGGCTCGCTAACGCAGCGCACAAGAGTAGACGGAAGCGCCGTTATTTACCCCGGCCCGTATGCCCGTTTTTTGTATTACGGAAAAGTAATGGTTGACCCAAACACCGGCAGCACATACGCGCCGAAGGGCGGAACGAAAGTGGTCACAGACCGAAACTTAGTATTTAACAAGGCGATGCATCCGCAAGCACAAGCACATTGGTTTGAAGCATCTAAGGCGCAAAACCTTGATAAATGGGTGCGCGTAGCAGATAAGGCGGTGAAGAAGTACGGAACAGGTTAAGAAAACGGTTTCGGCAGCGGAAGAAGACCAGGTATCGCGAAAGCTGCTTGTATGGCTCAACAAATTCCCTGACAAGCCGGTTGATTTGATTCGGTTCGAATTTCTTCCCGCTGACACGGAAGCAATGGCGCTGTCCACGATTCAAGCGGCGTACATCGTACAGAAATACATCCTCGGTGGATATCAGGCGGAGTATCAATTCAAGGTCATCTACCGTTTGAAGCCGGGGAATAGCAATGACAAACGGCTCAAGGCTGACGAGCTGCTTAATGCTTTGGGCGATTGGGTAGCAAGCGAAACGCCGCCTGACATCGGCGACGGTCGCCGCGTCATCCGCATTGAGCCGACAACAAGATCCTCTCTTTTTGCCGTGTATGAAAACGGCGACGAGGATCACCAAATTCTTATGAAAATGAATTACGAGGTGATTTAAAATGGCTGATACGACCTTTAACACCACGGCGGGTCAGACCGTAGACCGCGAACTTCTTATCGCGTACCTGAACACGGGCACTTCTTCGGCATCGCCTACATGGTCTCCGTTCGGTGTCCGCGTCACCGATTCCAGCATGGAATATGACTGGCAGGAAGATTCTACGAAAGATATCCTTGGCGTGACGCGCACGACCATGAAGAAGCCCGTTATTACTGAAACATTTGACCCGTCCAACCTTGATGCAGGGGACCCCGCTATTGTCAAAATTTGGAATCTTGCGGTCAAGGAACAGAATGCGGCGGCGCTGGCAAATCAGGATATCCTTATTGTCCACGCATACGCCGGTACGGCAAATACCGCTGTGTTTGCAGAGCGCTATTCTTCCTGCATGGTCAAGCCGTCTTCTCTTGGCGGCGAGGGCGGCGGCTTTATCGGTATGCCGATCGACGTGACGTTCGGGGGCACGCGCACGGTTGGCACTGCCGCAATTTCTGGCAACTCGGTTACGTTTACCGAGGGCGAATAAATAGGAGGGCATCATGCGGGAACTTAATTTTGACGACGGCCTTGTAACTTATACCGTAAACGGGAAGTGCCAAGTGTCATTCAATCCTACCGACAGCAACTTTGTCGAAAAGCTCTACCTCGCCTTTGAAGACCTTGACAAAAAGCAGGAGGGCTACAAAGCGCAGATCGAAAAGATGGGTGATAAAAAGCAGATTTTCACTTTTGCTCGAGAGAGAGACCACGAAATGCGAGACATTATCAATTCTGTCTTTGATGCGCCCATTGCAGATGACCTTTTCGGCGACAGGAATGTTTACGCTCTGGCGGAAGGCGTTCCTGTATGGTGCAATTTTATGCTCGCCATCATGGACGAAATTGATAGTACATTTTCTCGCGAACAAAAATTCACGAATCCGAGAATCAAGAAGTACATCGACAAGGTGCAGAAGCATTAACCGGAGGGCGGTATGAGTTACGGACTTCCTAAAAGCGTAGAGATCAGCGGGCAGGACTTTGCTGTGCGGTATGACTTTCGAGTAATACTGACGATATTTGAGGTGCTGGACGATGAAGAACTCAGCGACGAAGAACGAGCTTATACCGCCCTTCGGCTCTTCTTTGTTGACTTTGATTCGATTCCAGATTACGACGAAGCAATTAAACAACTATTCTGGTTTGTCAATGGCGGGCAACATCCTGATGACAAAAAGAAAGAGCCGGAAATCATTGATTGGGAGAAAGATTTTCAGTTTATCGTTTCCCCCGTTAACCGAGTGCTCGGGAAGGAGATTCGCGAAAGCGAATACAATCCCGATACCAACACGGGCGGAACGCACTGGTTTACCTTTCTGTCCGCCTATATGGAAATTGGCGATTGCTTTTTTGCGCAGGTCATCCACATTCGAGAGCTAAAAGCCAAAGGGCGAGCTTTAGATAAAGCGGATCGGGAGTTTTACCGACGCAATAAAGACGTTATTGACATCCCCAAAAGAATGTCAAAAGCGGAATCGGATACGCTCGGTTCGTGGCTGGGCAAAAAAGAACCGGCTCACGAATGAGCCGGTTGAAATTAAAGAGAGACTTGTTTGTTTTCATTTTTCTTTAAGTACGCATAAATTTTGCTGATTTTCTTCCCGTTCTGAGGTGCAGAGGTTACGTCAAATACAATGTATTTAACTGCTGGATTAGCCTGATATGCAAAGATAAGGTACTGACGGACAATTTTCGTTTTCTTCTTCTGCGCTGACCCTCCAAGCGCCGCGCCGATTGGGCCGAGTAAAATGCCACCCGCGATTGCGCCGCCGACACTTGAAACGTATTGTGTCTGAATCTCCTGCGGTGTCATAACAGACACATCGATTAGTTTTTCTGGCGAAAGCGTAAATGTTTGCCCGCTCGCTGAAAATGAAATAGATTCTGGGGAGCACATGGCGGAGCAGATAGACCCTGCTGCAAGGTCAAGCCCGCCGACAAGTTGTAGCTTGCACTTTACTGTTTGGATTTTAATCTTTTCGTCATAAGTCTGCGGTACGGCTTTATTAACGGCCAGAATCCCTAATGGGATAGGTATTGCTATAAGGGCAACGCCAACCCATACCGGCATAGTTTCTTGGCCTTCTGGCGTTGTAGCAACTCCTACAATTAGAATCAAAAGAAACGATGCAAAGAAGACAACAAGGAATAACAAGGTTCTTTTCAATGCTTTCATTCTATTTCCCTCCCATTAAATACGGTTCTTTTACCATATCACAGCAAAAAACTAAAAGCAAGGTGGTGATTTTATGGCAGCGGACGGTTCGGTAGTTTTCAGCGTGGATCTGGACGACAAAGACGCTCAAAAAGAACTGAATAAACTGGTTAAAAAAATCGACACGCTTAACGATAAAATTTACCAGAAACAGCAAGACAAAATGCCGCTGGCAAAGCAGTCGGCAGAAATCGCGGCAAATCTCGATGCGGCAAAAGCGACGCTTGATTCAATGCACAGCGGCAAAGAGTTTTTTACGGCGGATTCCATCAAGGCACAGGAAAGCACTGTGAAATCTTTGCAAAAAGAGTATGACGCCGTTACAGCTAAAGTTGAGAAGATGGACGCTTCAATTCAGTCCGATACGGCAAATCTCAATAAGATGAAGGAAAAAGCGGGAGAGCTTTTTGAAAAAATTTCCAGTACGAAAAACGGCGTTTTCGGGATGGGTGAGGCGACCAAAAAAGCCGACGAATACATGTCTCGATTTGTTAACCGAGTAAAGAAGCTCGCTCTCAGGGCGTTTGTATTTACTCTTATTACAAAGGCATTATCCGTTGTCCGTGATTATGTCTGGAAAGTCATTCAAGTAAATGACGGAGCCGCAGAAGCTATTGGGCGCTTAAAGGGCGCGTTGCTCACTTTGGCGCAACCACTATTAAGCGTGATTGTTCCCGCCTTTACAGCCCTTGTAAATATTCTCACAAAAGTTATCAGCGTTATCGCAAACATCGTTTCGATGCTTTTCGGAACGACGGCAAAAAAATCAGAGGCAGCAGCAAAGGGACTTTACAAAGAAGCAGACGCTATTGGAAGTGTCGGTTCGGCAGCAAAAGAAGCAAAAGGGAATCTTGCCAGTTTTGATGAAATTAACACAATTTCCACATCAAGCAGTGGCGGCGGCGCTGCATCTGCGCTTGCAGATCGGCTTTCTCCTGTGTTTGAACAGTTTACGACTGAGGAGTACAAGGCAAAGATTGATGAGCTTACGGCATACCTTTGCGGTGCACTTTTAGCTCTCGGCGCAATTCTGTGTTTCTCTGGCGCAAATATCCCCCTCGGCATTGCCCTTATGGCGGCGGGCGCGATTGGGCTTGTTGCGCTTATCAAAGAAAACTGGAACGCAATGTCTGACCGCCTTAGAGCTGCGCTGACAAATGTGCTTTCGGTGCTGGGCCTTTTCGCCCTTGCCATTGGTGCGATTTTGTGCTTATCTGGCGCAAACATCCCCCTCGGCATTGGGCTTATGCTGGCAGGAGCGGCTATGCTGGGAACGGCGGTCGCGTTAAACTGGAATGCAGTAAACGACAAAACGAAAAATACATTATCGGCCTTAATGATGGCGCTTGGGATGACCTTGCTTGCCATCGGTGCGGTGCTTTGCTTCTCTGGGGCAAACTTACCACTGGGTATTGGGTTAATGATTGCGGGCGCGGCATCTATTGCAGCATCGGTCGCGATGAACTGGAACACAGCCCCCGAAAAGACAAAAGCCGCGATCAAGTCCCTTATGGGTTCGATTGGCGTTTCGCTTATTGCCATCGGCGCGGTGTTGTGTTTCTCCGGTGCAAATCTTCCGCTCGGTATCGGGATGATGATTGCAGGCGGCGCAGCTATTGCCGCTGCATCTGATCTGGATTGGAGTGCGCTTCTTACCAAGCTGAAAGAAATGTGGCAGAACATTAAACAGTGGTGGAGTACCAGCGTTTCAAAGTTTTTTACTGCTGATTACTGGAAAGCGTTAGGTCGAAGGGTTATTGACGGTCTTCTTTCTGGCTTAAAAGCTGCATGGGAGAGTGTAAAAACGTGGGTTTCTAACGCGGTCAACTGGTTCGGCAATAAGTTTGTTGACGCTCAAAACTCTATCGCTCGTTCCAACTCTGGACGCAGCGGTAGCTTTGGAAGTGGTCGCAGCGGTGGATATGGTTCGAGCAGACAGAGTATCCCCGGCATCAACCGTGCTATTGTTCCTGCTCTTGCTCGCGGCGCAGTCATCCCGCCCAACAAGGAGTTCCTTGCCGTACTCGGCGACCAGAAGAGCGGCACGAACATCGAAACGCCACTTGCAACGATGGTTGACGCATTTAAGCAGGCTATGGCGGAATCGGGTGGCGGTGCAACCACTGTTGTTATCCAGCTCGACGGTAAGGAAATCGCACGCAGCACCGTGAAGAATATTAACAACATGACACGCGCGGCGGGTAAGCCCGTGCTGCTGTACTAAGGAGGTGTAACATGGAAGTCCTTATTATCAACGGCACGGACTACTCCGACGCTATCGCCACAAAGGGCTATGGGTGGAGCAGGAACGATCTCGACAGCGACAACACGACCCGCACAAAAGATGGGAAAATGCGCCGCGACAAGATCACCACCAAGCGGAAACTGAGCTATACAACGCGCTCTATGCCTCGCGATAAGCTGGCAAAGCTCGATGATGACCTCAATAAGACAACGTGCACGGTCAAGTATCTTGACTTGCATGGCGTGAAAACCAGCACGTTTTACTGTTCTTCGATGGAATGCACGCTTGAAGAAGCGGCAGACGATAATGAGGTGTGGGGCGGCGCGACGTTTAATTTGATTGAGGTGTGATATGGGGCAGACGACAAGTGCACTTTGGGCTGATCTGCTCCACGCCCCCGGCACAGAACGCGAGTACAAATTTGACGTTGCGGGCACGGAATACGGCAAAGATGCGGAAGTGTCTCACTCTGTCGAATCGCAGTTGTTTGAAGAATTTGGCATCGGTAACGCCTGTTGTGCAACGCTAAAAATGGCGTTATATGCGGATAACGTACCGCGCGCCGCGGCGATCAAACGCTATCTCAGGCTTGTCAATGGGACGCAGGCGACGGACTGGATTCCCAAAGGCGTGTTTTTCACTAACCGGCGTTCTTGCGACGGAGATTACTGGGAAATTGAAGCCTATGACGCTATGCGCAAGGCTGACGTTGTGTGGGAGCCTGACCAGTCGCTTACGTTTCCGATGACCATGCCCGCGGCGGTAAACATCTTTTGCCAGCTGATGGGCGTGGAATTGGACAGCCGTACCGTGCTGAATAGCTCGTATACCATCGACTACCCCGCAAATGATTACACCATCCGCAATGAGCTATGTTTCATCGCGGCGGCACATGGCGGCAACTGGATTATTACCGACGCAGGGAAGCTGTTGCTTATTCCGTTGTTGTCCATTCCTACCGAGACAAACTATCTTATTACAGAAGCGGGCAGCGCTATCACGTTTGGAGGGGTGAGAATCCTTGTATGAAAAATATTACGTCGGCGGCGACATTACAAGCTTTTCCGACAATGGCAGATACAAGCCTATCTCCCGCGTGACGCTACTTGTGGATGATGAAAATAGTCTGACGGCGGGCGATGATACCGGCATGGAAATTGTCGCAAGCTGCCCACACGCTACACAGTCAATGGTAAATGCTTTACTGCAAACCATGAAAGGTTATCAGTATCAGGCATACGAAGCGGGCGCAGCAAATATCGATCCAGCGGCAGAGTTGGGCGATGGCGTGACGGTCGCTGGCGTGTATTCTCCGTTGTCTAAAATCTCCGACGATGGACGCGGATATGCTGGTATTTCTTCCCCAGGTGAAGCGGAGATGGAAGATGAATACCCGTCTGAGGGGTACATCACGCAGGAATTCAACCGCAAAATCGCTGAAACACGCTCGACTATCACCAAGACCAGCGAGGAGATCATGCTCAAGGTCGAGGGCATCGACGGCAAGTACACTGAGGTCAAGACCACGCTGGACGGCCTGACGGTGACGGACGCGAGCGGCACGACCAAAATCAACGGCAGCAGCATCAAGACGGACAATCTTTACGTTGCTGCGGCAAATATCACGGGCACGCTGACGGCTGACCAAATCCAGACCGGCAGCATCCGCGTCGGCGATCTCAAGGACGGCTCGAACTACGCAACGAAAACCTATGTCGACAACAACGCGGGCCTGAGCGCAAGCGAGGTCGACAACGCTATTGAGACGTACATCGACGAGACGAGCATCACGGCGGAAAAGCTGCGCGGGCGCACAGTTGAATTGTTGGCAAGCAGCAATCAATCCATCGGCTCTATCGAACTTGCCTACACGACGACCGGCTACGGTATCGCCATTAACACGACGTATGGTGGCATTCAGCTTAATTCCGGGGGCAAGATTTATCTTTCTGCCTACGACGGCGCATTCATTACATTAAGCGATGTTGTGTCTCTCGGCGGCGGGCCGCTGCTGATCGGGTCGAAGATGTACGGGACGAGCTTGCCGTCTAATCCTCAGTATGGGCAACTGTTCTTCCTCAAAAAGTAAGGCGGTGGGTTTATGGCAACATTAAGGGTCTACGTCGATGTGACAGGGCCAACTACCGCAACGTTGACGGCGTCCTTTTCGGGCGGATCGGAATCTTACCAGTATGCGCGTGCGCTGGCGATCTCCGGCATCTACAGTTATACATTTTACGAGGAATCCGCTGAGACGAGCGGCGGCAGCAACACGTGGGAAGTAGAGTTAACCGACCTTGACCCCGATACCACATATCATTGGACGGTTGAGCTGTGCTCGTGGACAACAAGCGGCTGGTCGGTCGTAAGCGGGTACACAAAGACCGGCTCGTTTACGACAGAGGGTGGCTCTGATGACCCCACGGCTTACATCAACAACGAAGCATACACGCCTTACATCTATACCGGCTCATGGGATATCTACGAACCAAACTGGTATACGGGCGCATGGAATTCCGGCTAAAGGAGTGTACTATGAACGACATCAAACAGAAGATCAACCACGCACATGCATTGCTCGCCAGTGTGCAGATTGCTGGGGCTTACGCCAAACTCTTCGGCGCGGCAATGCAGGAGATTGAGGACGCATACGCGGGCGTGGAAAGAGCCGAGCGCGAGCTTATCACGCTGCGGCATCAGGTCGAGGAAGCGAAAAAGGTAAAGGACGGCGAGGCTGAAACCGCAAAAGCGCCCGTGGAAAGTGAGGAAACCGATGGCTGACAAAGCAATTACCGACCTCACGCAAGCGCAGCAGATCACGGACGACGACCTCTTTGTGCTGGAGCAGAGCGGCGAGGCGAAGAAACTCAAAGGCTCGCAGGTCGTGCAGTACGCCAAGGATGCTGTTGCGGCAGAGGTGCAGGGCGTCAAGGAGTACGCCGACACCGCCAAGACATCGGCTGACGCGGCGGCGGCATCGGCTACAAAGGCCGCGACCGCTGCGCAGGGCATCGACGACAAGGTCTCTGCGGCGGATGCGTCTGCCAAAGCGGCGGCTGCTTCTGCGGCGGCAGCTGCGTCGAGCGCGACCGGCGTTGACGAAAAGGTACAGGCTGCGCAGACGGCGGCGGACAATGCCGCGAAGTCCGAAACAGCGGCGAAGAATGCACAGACCGCTGCCAGCAACGCGCAGAGCGCGGCAGAGAGTGCGCAGACCGGCGCACAGAGCGCCAAGACGGCGGCGGAATCGGCGCAGGAAGCCGCTGAGAGCGCAAAGGACGCGGCGGCGGGCAGTTCGACCGCCGCGGGGCAGAAAGCGACACAGGCCGCTCAGAGCGCCGAGAACGCGGCTTCCGCCAAGTCTGCGGCAGAGACGGCAAAGACCGATGCACAGGCGGCACGCGACGCAATCGTCAACATGATCGTCGAGGCGGTGACGCTTGAGACCGGCAAGCCCGCCACAGTGGAAAAGTCCCTTGTGGACAACGTCTATAAACTCGTCTTTGGTTTGCCGCGCGGCAAAACGGGTGCTACCGGCTCGCAGGGCGCGACCGGCAACGGCATTTCCGACATCTCGCTCAAGAGCGGCACACACGCCCCCGGCACGAGCGACGTCTACACCATCACTTTGACGGACGGCACAACGTTTGACTTCGAAGTCTATAACGGTGCGAACGGTCAAGGCGCTGGCGATATGCTCGCAAGCGTCTACGACCCGCAGGGCAAGCGGACGGATGTGTACAAGTATGTGGATGACGCTATCAGGGCAATCCCTGCGCCGAACGTATCCGCGCAGATCAAAGCGCACAATGAGAGTACTACGGCGCACCCTGACATCCGCAACAAAATCCCTACAAAGACCTCTCAGCTCGACAACGACAGCGGCTATTTGACCCAGCATCAGGACATCTCCGGCAAGCTGGACAAGCCCGCAAACAATGCAACCGCGACAGCAGGGCAGCTGCTCACCAAGACAGCAAATGGGCAGGAATGGAGAGACCCTGAAAAGGAGATATTTATCGTAACGTTTAGTTACTCGGGAACTTATCACGCCAATAAGACTTTTGCGGAGATTAAAGCCGCGTATGATGCAGGGAAAATGTGCTATGCGAGCGTTGGTGGCAATATATGTTTACGCGGCGTGATCTCTAATAGCTATGTAACGTTTACCACCTTCAACGCGCAGGGCTCAAGCGAAGTGATTAGCACGTATATGGGTTTTATTCGGATGTATTCAGACAATTCGATTGTGGTTAATAACATGAAGCTCCAACCCATTATTACCGTCTCAGGCCTCCTCAAGGGCAACGGCTCGGGCGGGCTGGTGGCAGCCACACCTGAGACAGACTACGCCTCGCCAATCTTCTCGCGCAAGGTCACGCTGACCGTCGCAGGCTGGAACAGCTCGACCAAGCAGCAGACGGTGGCGTGTGCGGGCATTCTTGCCGACATCACGAAGCAGGAGATCCATCCGAACCCCGTCGACACGAGCTATGATTCCGCGTGGAATACCTGCGGCATTCAAGCCGTCGCGCAGGGCGCGAACAGCGTGACTTTCCAGTGCAGCGGAATCCCGACCACGGCGGTCGAGGTTTTCGTCACCGTCATTACACTGAGCTACAAGGGGTAATGCGGGATGATTTATAACGGAAGACGACGGCGAACTCTTGGCGGGGCCGCAAGCCAACGCTACGCTGCTATGAGAAAGGAGCAACACATGAACAACATCCGAAATGCCATCAGGTATATATGTACATATTCTGACCCATGTGAAAGCGGGGTGGCGGCATGATCTTCAATCCGAATGTCATGGCCGCTGCCGGTGGCGGCGGTGGCGCTGTGATCGGGACGTATACGGGCAATGGAAGTGCAACTAAACAGCTTACATTCGATTTTGAACCAGCGGTTGTTTTCCTGATAAGAAATGGAACTCAAAAGTTTGTAAGTTTGATTCTGAATTCGGTGGGAAGGGTATTTCTTGTGAATTCCTCTTCAACTTTTGACGGGGCCGCGATAAATGGGAAAGTCTTAACAATTACTGCGAGCGCATATAAAGGCTATTTCAACGAGAAAAACGAACCATTCGTTTACATCGCAATCCCAAAAGCATAAACACCTTTTATTCAAAGGAGGCCAACATGGCAGAATTTATCAAAGTCAACGGCGTCGAGCACCCTGCGACGCTGATCTACAACTACAAAGACCGAAACTGGGATATGCGCGAGAGCGTGGCGGTGCATCTGACCATGCCCTACGCGCAGGCGGCGGCGCTGCTGACGACCGGCACGCCGTGGTTCAACGTCTTCCGCGAGACAAAGGACAAGCTGGACAACGACGGCAATCCCACCGGTCAGACCGAGGAGGTCGTGACCGAAGAGGACATGAGCGCCTACAGTCTCGCGGGCGAGATCACGGACCACCGCGACGGCACGGTCAGTATCAAGATGGGCAAGCCCACGGAGGCGGAGAACGCCGTCGGCGCGGTGGTCGCTCTCACGGGCGAGGTCGTGACCGTGGAACGCGCCGCAGAGCTGCGACCGATGATCGAGGCGGCGGCAACGAGCTTGCCGGACAGCGAAGCGGCAACGGCGGTTGAGCTGTTTCCTGCGTGGGCATACCCCGTCAGCTACGCTGTGGGCAACCGCGTAAGCGACGGCGGCAAGCTCTACAAGTGCCAGCAGGCGCACACCTCGCAGGAGGGCTGGAAGCCGAGCGCAACGCCTGCGCTGTGGGTCGTGATCGACGTTGCCCACGCGGGCACGCAGGACGACCCCATCCCCGCAAGCCGCGGCATGGAGTACGAGTACGGCAAATACTACCTCGACAGCGAGGACGGCAAGACGTACCTCTGCGAGCGTACCGGCGAGGCCGCGGGCGGGAAGATCGTCTTGCAGTATTTGCCGCACGAGCTTGTGGGGCAGTATTTCACGGAGGTCTAAGGCCGAAGAAAAGGAGCGGGATATGGATAACTCAAAGCACTATGATGACGCGGCGATCGCGCTGATCGAAAGCCGATGCAAGAGCAACACGCACCGCATCAATGAGCTGACCGAGCATCAGGTCGTGCTTGACCGGCTCGTGACGTCGGTCGAGGTGCTGGCGACCAAGCAGGAGACCGTCGAGGGCGACGTCAAGGAGATCAAAGAGGACGTCAAGACCATCACCGGCAAGGCGGGGAAGCGCTGGGACAGTCTGGTCGACAAAATCCTTGCGGCGCTGGCGGGCGCGTTTATCGCGTGGCTGCTGTCGGGTGTGGCCTTATGAAGAAGCTGAGAAAGCGGGACAAGTACGTCATCGCGGCAGTGCTGAACCTCTGCTGGTATTGCATTGCGGTGCTCGTATTGACTGCGCATGACAAGGTAGTGCCGGACAGCCTGACCGTCGCGTGGTTCGCCGCGTGGACGGCGGAGCTGGCACTTTTGGCGGGAATCAAAATTAAAGGAAAGGACGAATGACATGAGCGAATTATTGCAAAAGAGAATTGCAAACCTTCTCAGCGTGAAGAGCCTTGTAACCATCGCGCTGACGGCGACTTTCTGCATCCTGACGGTGCGCGGCACGGTCACGCAGGAATTCAACACCGTGTACCTCATGGTGATCGCGTTCTACTTCGGCACGCAGAACGCGGCGGGGTCTGCAAAGGGGTCGGACAATGCTTAAAAGCGGCGATATCAAGTACCTGCGGGCGGACGTGCGGGCAAACTGCCTTATCTTTCTCGACCTGTGCAAACAGGCGGGCTTGCCCGCTAAAGTTACAGACACGGTGCGCGACGACGATTACCAGCGCTATCTTGTGAGCAAGGGCTACGCCCACAAAGACGCGATGCGGCCAACGTTCCACAGCGTCAAGGCGGGGCTGGCGTTTGACATCTGTAAGGATGTCGCGGGGCACGGATATGATGACCCGTCGTTCTTTGCCCGCTGCGGGCAGATCGGCAAGCAAGTCGGGTTTTCGTGGGGCGGGGACTGGAAGAAATTCCCCGACCGGCCACATTTTCAGTGGGACAACCACCTAAAGCACACCGGCAGTATGATCTTGGCGGGCAAGTATCCGCCAGAAATGGAGGAGTACATGGATCAGGCAACGTTTAACAGGATGATGGACGCTTACCTTGCGCAGCTGCGCACAAAGCCCGTCTCCACGTGGTCGGCGAAAGACTGGGCGGCGGCAAAGGCCGCGGGCATCACGGACGGCAGCGCCCCGCAGGGGCTTATCACGCGGCAGGAAGCCGTGACGATGATCCAGAGAGCGACAAAATAACGGTGTCCGATTTGGGCACAGGAAGGAGCGGGCGGCGAAAGCCCACGCGCAAGCGCCTCTGCAAGCCCTACACGGGCATGGACAGTCAGCACAGGTCAATCCGCGCGCAATTATCCTCTATGGCCCCCAAGCGGGCCGTGGCATATATCCTGTCTTTTGAGCTGCCAGCGGACGAGGCGGCGTGCATCATTGAGTGCGACGTGCGGCGCAAAAGCTACGCGCAAGTGTGCGACGCTCTGCACCTGTCGCCGGAGGCGGTCAACCGCTGCCGCAGGCGGGCATACAAAAAAATCGCAGACGGACAAAGAGAGCACCGAGGTTAATCGGTGCTCTCTTTGTGTTCGTTCGGTTCAAGCTGGATGACCGTCCATCCGTGCCACCGACAGTGATTGTATGACGCGCCATGCAGCATCTTGGACGTGCGCTTGGCCTCATACTTATCCTCTGGGTCAATGCCAAACAGCTCCACATGATCTCTGACAAATTTCGATAAGTTTTTGATCTCCCACTCACGAGCACCG